ATTCTCGGCATACCCACCATTCCCTCCCCCGGCGGTGAGGGTGCCGCTGGGTGCCGCGAAACTTGAACCACCACCGTTGCTTCCTGCGTTACCGGCAGTCCCACCGGCCCCACCGCTCCCAACAACCACGGTGATTGGAGTGCTTGGAAAAACCTCTACGGACCCATAAACAAGACCTCCATTTGCACCATCCCCGCCGTTTGTTCCTGTCCCCGGGGCAAAACCGGTTTCAACTGAACCGCCACCGCCACCGCCACCACCGGCCCCAAGAACTTCCACAAAAACTTCTGTTGTGTTTGCCGGAGGGGTAAACGAACCATTGGCTGTGAAAAAAGCTATTCTTGGAATTCTTCTTTCCTTTCGACCAAATCGACCTTCCGGGGTTAAAGAATTAATGGATGTTCCATCCGTCACCACCTTCCCCAGCGGTAAAGATTCAGCAGGGTCGGAAGTTGATGTTGCCGTTTGAATTTCAACCCCATCGACTTTGTTGCTTCCATCCCGGGACAGTTTTAACCAATAGAGATAATCATTGGCCACCGTGGATTCCAATGAAACCCCGACGGACGGGAGTTGCACGAAATATCCTTCAAGGAATGCTTCACCGGATGCCATTGTAACCGCCGTCGTTCCTAATGCAGATAAAGAAAGACCTGATACCCGGTGATTCCGATAATTGGCGGTTCGTTGCCACCGGGTCATTTCCAATTCTTTTAAAACTTTCCCGTCACCGGTTGCACCTGCAATATCATTCACCGATGGGAATACCGTTTCCCCGGAAATTAAAAAATCAGTCATCGTCCAATCTCCGTCAAGATGATGTGAATGTAAATGTCCATGTATAGGTCACCGTCACTGTTGCCGTTTTAGCAATTGCCGCATGAACAGCCCGTGAGAACATGATCCCGGCCGATGATACGTTGAACAATCCTATCTCAACAAGTGAACTTCCATTCGCCGCCGTTGTAGGAAGAAACAAGGTCACAACGAGAACTGCCGAAGCACGGGATTGTGTCGTTATTTCTCCCCGATACACTTCAGCCCCGAGAGTAGTGTTCCCGATGACGGGTGCTGTATTATCCGTACCGACACCAAAATAATTCAGACCTACGGCCGTGTCCTCTTTAAGCAGATCACCAATTAAATTAAGCCCGGTTGTCACGACCTTGTTCGGTGTCTTGATTGTCTGAATGACCTTACCCGTCTTGGCATCCCTGACAACTGCCGTGACGTGACCCGATAATTTCAAGCTAGACTCCGGTGATATATCTTTTTGTGAAATCATGTCACCTCACTAAAACCGATTTCCGCCGTATCCACTTCCCATTCCGTCGTCGTGGAATCCTCAACCGGGGTTAATACATCCGATGAATCAATCGTATCGGATTCCGAATTAATGGTTTGTAATACTTCATTTTGTCTGGCGGTAAATATCCCTCCTTGGTCCGAGAACTTCCGGAAGAATTCAACCCACCCTCCCAAGTGTTCCCCATCCACAGCGGTTCCCTTATAAATCAATCGGTCGGCCCCGAGGTCTTCAATGGTCATCGACTCTATGAGCCATGCCCCGGATAGGTTTAATTCCGGGATCGCAACCGATAAAAGCTGACCGGCCTGTAATCCACTGAAATGAGTTTCAAAGGACAACTTGGTCGGGAGCCGTCCATATTTTCTTAACAGGGCAACGGCCTTATCTGTTGCGATCGTTTGTCCATCGAGGTGTTCGAAGTCCTCGACGTTTTGATAAACCCCGCTTCCACCCTCAACCCCCTGCCGCTCGGAAATCTTTCCACTGTCCTGAATTTCAACAATAACAGGAAAAAGACCTTGATATTCGACCTTTAAAACCTGAACATTTGTCAGTGCAGTCCCGGATGAATCCTGTGAAATCTCGTTTGATTCCTTGTTCCAATACCATTCATAACCCGTATCCACCCCACGGACCCCGATGGTCTTTACAACCCCATCGACATCAACGACGGGAACAAGAGCCAAAGGAAAACCGACGGTGAATGTTTTTCGTTGGCCATCCCCGAGGAATGTTTCCGTTTGAACATCGGTAATATCGAATCCGGCCCGAATAAATTGATGGTTCCTGTATTGTTCCCGGGTGGTTCGTGCCGACACCGATGCGCTTAGGGCCGTTGCTTCGACCCCGAAGGCACTGACAGAGGACAACACAAATGGTGATACGCGGTTAAACATTGCCTCGAAGTGCATCCGTTTATCATAATCGATGTTCCACCAAAAGCCCGTGAGTTCGGCGATTTCCGTGAGGAGCTGAACAACCGTGATATAATTTGCCACGATTTTTGTGATCAACGGACCGTTGTATACGAAAGCCGTTGTGACATTGTCGCCGACCAGATGATCCGCCACCGCATCCTTAACGATATTTCCGGCGAGGATGTCTTCATATTCCTCGACGACCAAGGCTCGATCCGCAAGCTGATTCCAATCCACGCAATTCAGGCTGTAAACGGTTCCGACATTCGGTTCAAGAGAAACTTTTGTTATTTCGTCAATCGTACCGTGAAATAATACCATCTGTGGTTCTGTTGACCATTGGACTTCTAAAATCCCATTACTACCCGCACCCGCCGCATTGGTTTTATATAATCTCCAATGTCGGTGAGAGCCGAAGTCGGTCCATGTCGCCGATGACAATGTTCCGTCGAGGCCGGTATTCCATCCGGTTGCAACCCTCGTCCAATCCACATCATTGTCGCTGAATTCGACATCCCATATCGCTGTATGAGATCCCTGCGCATAAATCCGACATGATCGAAAGGCTCGTCGTTGTTCAACCCCGAGGGTTAATTTTAACCACGATCCAACCCCGGAGTTATCCACCCGGAAACAGATATCATCGATCAGTCCATCATTTATATTTATTTCCGAAAACCACGTCAACCCGCTCTGTGTCCATTTGGTTGAAGCATACGGCTCACACCCATGAAGAAGTTCGATGACATGACCCACTTCAGGGATACGTGTCGGATTCACCAACTGACACCGCAAGGTGTTTAGAGCATTTAATTCTTCGTTAATTTCGACTGTTTCAACACGGAGACCGGGGGTTGCATACTGATTGTTGACTCGAAGGACAATCGGTGTTTCAAATGTATCCTCGGTCCATTCGATCGTCGCATCACCGGCGACCACCACATCCGCAAACTCAATGAGGCTTAAAGGCTGATCATCACTTCCATATTCGGCAACCACACCATCTGTTATATTTAATACTTGTGATTTTTCCTGAAGACCGACAGCGATGCTATCATCGGAAATAATATATGTGATTGTCAGTGTGGGTCTTAACGTCGGATCGGAATAATCGGATGAATAGAAAGAAAATAAATCATAAAGTTGTTTTTTCGTACGAAGGACTAGTCCACGATTAGCAAGTCCACCATCAATCCAATCCTGCACCAAGTCCGCAACGAGAGGTATGTCGAGCGGATCATTTTTTAAGTAGGTGTCGTATACGGCCACATCACCTGTTTTTGTCCCTTCAAAATCACCGGCACCTTCCGCACCCGGAGTTGTCCAAGACAATCCTGATGCATAGTCGTCCCATGTAGCACCGAGTTCGGTCCAGTCTCGCAGTAGCCGGTATGCTTGGATGGCTTCCTCTTGATCTGATCCCCATAGAGCGTCCTCTCTGAAATATAGTGTCAGTATAGCAGCTGAAATAACCACATCGGATGGTATACTACTTAAATCAAATTGAATTAAACCCTTGTTTCTATCGAAAGGGCTTCTATTCCTCTTCCCAATAAGAAGTTCCTTTTTTGTCCCGTAATTGGTGTTTGGATGATTGTCGGCTATGTATGTATCTTTAGAGGCCTGTAAGACAACCACACTCATCGTGACATCCCTTGTGTTCGCATCATCCGAGGCATTTGTTCTTTCACAACGACTTCTGCTATTTTCCGACCGTCAAGAATAACAGGAACCGTGATTTCAATGGGGGGACCCATCCTTCCCATTTGGGAAAGAGGGATAACCGCCTCCGGTCCGGCTTCACCGATCAAGGCCAATGTCGGGGATGTGACGAGACCACCGGTGGCAAGCGGGGTTGCAATCGCCGCCGATGCGGTTCCTATCGCACCAGCAATCGCCGCATTAATTACTCCTGTTCCTGTGATGACCGCCGAAGTTCCAAGGCCCGTCACCAATCCTGCCGCGACATAATATGACGGGGCCAACGGTGCCCCGACAACCGATGCGGTAAGAGCGGCCCCGATCGCCGCCAAAACCGATGCGGTTGTTGTAACAACGGCTTGCATGGTTGCCATCGCCGCATTTCCCATCGCCCCGAAGGATATCAGGGTTGCGATGACTCCGGCCTGAATCGCCTTGTTCGTCGTCGCCGATGCAACCGCACGGGCCGATTCATTGGCTACAGTGACCGCTGTTTTAGCTTCTTCTGATGCGGTATGTACCAAAAGAACTTCTTCCGCGACAATTTTATTTCTAAGGGCAACCAAGGCCAATTTCGCAAGCCATTGAATGACGAAGTTAATCGCCGCAACCAACATGGTGTTCATGGTCTGTTTCCAGAAATCAGCGAATGAATTAATCCCCTGAATCCATTGTGCCGTTGCAGTAGCGAAACCCGTTGTGATCGAGGACAGAGTGAAGACGTTACTTGCCTGAATATCTTCAAGTTGTTGTTTCATGAATTGTGTGAACCCACCTTGAATGACTTTCCGTTCCTGAATGGCGGATTGATGGGCAAGGGTAATCAATCGTTCCTGTTCCGTCGCTGAAAGTGCAAAGTCTTTGATCTGCCGGATTCGATCTTCAAGTTCCAGTTGAACAGCGGTCAACCGGGCTTCCTTTTCGGATACGAGATTGCTTGTCATACTGGCTTCTAGTTTACGGGATGCAATCAAAATTTCATCGGAAATTCTTGGAACCGTATCCGCGATTTCTTCCAGACTTTTCTTTGATTCCTCCGTAGCCTTTTCAAATGCGAAGGGGATTTTAGGTATTTCCTTTGTCAGATCACCAATGACACCCTTGAATGTGTCGGTAAATACGTCCTTCATGATACCGAGACCAATCTTTACATCTTCCCCTGCATCGATTAGGGCCTCACCCACGGGTGCTAGGGCAACCCCAATAGTAT